ACAACAAAGACTTGCTATTGATGCTATCAATGACAAGTACAACCAAATTGAACTAAATAAAAATCAGAAGTTAAACGCAGATAAAGCCAAGCAAGACAAAGAATTAAAAGATAGTAGGGTTCAAATAGAAAAGGATGCACTAGGGGCAATTACAGGGCTAGTAGATGCGTTTGGTGGGGCTAGTGAAAGTTCAGCAAAGAAAGCCTTTCAAGTAAACAAACTACTAGGAATTGCAGAAGCGGTAGTGAATACCTCAAGAGCAATTACCGCACAACTTGCAGTACCACAAGATGCATTGACAGGTGCTAACTTTGTCAAGGCAGGAATTGCAGCAGCTACGGGTATAGCTCAAATAGCAAAAATAAAAAGCACTTCTTTTGGTAGTTCATCTAGCGGAGGTGGTGGAAGTGTAGCAAGTGCAGGAGGTGGAGAACAACAAGCACCACAAACCCCATCAGTAGATTTTGGATTCTTACAACAAGGCGCACAGCAAAACACTATACAGGCTTATGTACTAGAACAGAATGTAAGTAATAGCCAACAAGCAAATCAGTTAATACAAGATCAAGCGAGTTTGTAACACACAAAAAGCACCCTTTTAAATGTTATAATAGTATGAGAATAGTAGAGTTTGTAATAGAAGATGAAGAGGTAAATGGAGTAGATGCAATTTCATTTGTTGAACACCCTGCGATAGAATCAAATTTCATAGCACTAAGTAAAGAGAAAGTAAACTTTGCCAAAGATGAAGAAAGGCGAATGATCGTAGGTGCTGCACTTATTCCAGATAAACCCATTTACAGGAACGGCAAAGAAGGTGAGTACTACGCTTTATTTTCTAAAAAGACTGTTTCAAGATGTGCACATAGATACATTAAAAACTCTTTACAGTCTGAAACTACTTTAGACCATGAGGAAAAAATTAACGGTGTAACAGTTGTAGAAAGTTGGATAAAGGAAAGTGATAACGATAAGTCCGTTCATTTTGGGTTAGACCTTCCAATAGGTTCATGGGTTGTTATGTACAAGATTGATAATGATGATATCTGGAACGATGAAGTAAAAGCAGGTAAGGTTCTAGGACTTTCTATTGAAGGATTCTTCAAGGATAAAAAAGAAGTAAAGCAATCTAAAGAAGAAAGGGTACTTTCTGAACTGGCTAAGATTATAAGTAACTAAAAACCCCTACCACGTTTGGCAAGGGCTTTTAATTTTATTTACAGTCAGGAATTATCCTAACAGCGTACCTTTCAATACAAAGATAAAACTTTTTTAAAGAAAAACAACTGTAACACACAAAAAGGTTCTTTCTACGTGTTATTATAAAAAAGATTAAATGAATTTATTGGAAAAAATCCAAGCGTACTTTAAAGAAGAGGGCTTGAACCTAGAGGTTTCAGAAACCAATCTAGCAGAAGCCGTCTTAGAAGATGGCACTAAAATTTATTCTAAGGTAGAAGAATGGGCTGCGGGTGTAGACATCTTTATCCTAAATGAAGAGAATGAAGAAATTCCTTTGCCTATTGGAGAATACAAACTTGAAGATGGAACTATGGTAGTAGTTGAAGAGGTTGGTATTGTAGCTTCAGTTGGTGCAGCAGAAGAGGAAGTAGAAGCATCAGAAGAGCCAAGCACTAAAGATGTTTTGGATTTAATCCATTCACAAATAGGAGAACTAAAAGAAAACTTTAGCAAGCAGATTGAAGAGGTAAAGAAAGACAATACTAGACTTTCTAAAACCGTAGAAGATAAAGACTCTCAAATTGAAGAACTAAAGGCAGAATTTAAGCATGAAGGATTGCCAAGAGGTGAAGCAAAGAAAGAACAAAAGGAACAAATTGATTTAAGTAAATTAACACCAAAGGAGCGCATTCTTGCAATCCAAGAAAACCTAAATAAATAATGGCTAACAATTCATTGGACATTACCACCGCTTATATCGGTGAAGGGGCAGCAGGATATATTGCGCCCGCTATTTTGTCAGCAGACACACTAGCAAACAACTATGTGAAAATTCATAGTGGAGTTAAAAAGGCTTTGTACCTATCTAAAGTAGATTCTGGTGCTATTCAAGCTGCTACTTGTGATTTTACATCAGTAGATGATGATATTACAATGACAGAAGCAATTCTAACCCCTACCGAGTTGATGCGTAACATTCAGCTTTGTAAAAAGGATTTTAGAGGAACATGGGAAGCACTACAAACGGGTGCAGGATTTATCAATGACAGAGTACCACCAACATTCCAAGCGTTCTTACTTAACCACCTTGCAGAGAAAGTGCAAGCAGGTATTGAGAAAGCAATTTGGAGAGGTGAGTATAATGAAACAGACGGTTCTACAACTGGTGGTACTGCGGTTTCAACTTTCAACGGGTTGCTTGCTAAAGTAGTTGCAGGAACTCCAGGTTATGAGAACCTAGTAGCAGGTGCTTTTACAGCGGATAACAATGCAACTACTGGTATTTTAACACACCTTGAAGATTTGGTATCTAACCTACCTGATGCTATTGATGGTGATCCAGATACTTGTATTTACATGAGTAGAAAATCTCTAGCACTTTATCAACTTGCAATGAGTGATGTTTCTTTAGGTGGTGCTGTTTCAACTAGGGCAGAAGGTGATAGACCTGCATCTTATCTAGGTTACAAGATTATAGTACCTGCGGGATTCCCTAATGATACTATTTGTGCATGGCAAACTGAAAACCTACACTTCGGTACAGACTTAACAAGCGATTATAACAAAGCGGTTGTAGTAGATATGACTAAAACAGATGCAAGTGATAACGTAAGAGTTGCAATGCGTTTTGTAGGAGGTACACAAATCGGATTCTTGGGTGACGTTGCAGTTGCTCGTAGATCATCATAAACATTAAGGGGGTGAATTAGCCCCCTTTACAATACTTTTAAATTATGGCATGTGATTTAGGCGCAGGAAGGGCGCAACCATGTAAGGATGCAATCGGAGGTATTCAAGAAATCTTACTTTGTGTGCATGATGATGTTACTTATGGGGCAGTTGCTGCGGGTGCAATCTCTGATATTACAAGTACTACAACTTTCTACCGTTATGCGATTAATAGAAATAGTGGCGTTCTTGCTCAAAATGTAGAAAGTTCTATCGAGAATGGAACTATCTACTTTAATCAGGAGTTAACTGTTACTATGGCTAAACTAGTAGCAGCAGACAGCGCAGAGTTACACGAGGTTTTGAAGAATAGACTTTCAGTAATTGCTAGAGATAACAATGATAACTTTCATGTATTAGGGTTAGCAGGTGGAGTAGAAGTATCTGCGGGTAACTTTGGAACAGGACAAGCAAAAGGAGATTTAAACGGGTATTCTATCACTTTTAACGGTGAAGAGAAAGCACCCGCACCTTTTACTATTGATTTGTCTGATGCAACTGCGGTAAGTGGTCTTACTGGTACGGTAACTATTAGCCCTGCATACTAAATAGATAACAATTTTTTTTAAAAAAAGGAGGTAAGGAGGGAGTGTAAAAACTCCCTTTTTTATTATGGTAAAAATTGAACCAAATACAGATTCACAAAGGATGTTTTTTACGCTATTTGAAGCAAGAAAGAACCTACCTACATTTACTGAATACTTAGTAGAATTAGAGCATCAAGGAACGCATGAAAAGTTTTACTTTATTGCTACTATTTTAGAAGATAACCAAAGGTACACAGAAATAGCAATAGATACCGACGATCAAGACCCAACACAAGGTAACATCTTACTAACTGAAAGTGGGTACTACTTCTATAAGGTGTACGGTCAAAACTCTGAAACCAATTTAGACCCATCAAATACAGTAGGTACAGTAGAATATGGTATCTTGCAAGTAGGTACAGATGTTACTTATTTTGATGTACCTACAATAACAACCCCAAACGCTATTATTTATAATCCATGATAGAGAGCATTAAACTAAATAAGTACGAACCTAAGAATTACCTAGATGTGGTAGGTTCTGAAAAGTGGGTAGAGTATGGAGACGATAACCTATTCCCTCAATACCTTATATCCTTATATCGTTCTAGTGCCGTTCATGGTGCATTAGTTAACTCCATTGCACAAATGATTTTTGGTAAAGGTGTGGAAGGTGATTTGGAGTTAGAAAGGTTAGGAATTAACGACGAAATAAGAAAGGCTTGTCTTGATTTAAAACTACAAGGGGGCTTTTATTTAGAGGTTCATTGGAACGTAGATAGAGATGGGTACAGTAAGATACTTCATGTACCTTTTGAGCGTATTAGAAGCGGTAAAATGAACGACCAAGG